GGAATATGCAAACATTGAAGCACAAGAAGAAGGCGGAGATGTTACTAGACCTCACAATGAATTATTTCGTATGCGTACGAGAACAGGTCATCAAATATTAATGCACAATTCAGAAGATTTAATTTACATTGCAAATTCTAGGGGAACTGCTTGGATTGAAATGACTAGTAATGGTAAAATTGATATCTATGGTACAGATAGTATAAGTGTTCACTCTCAACAAGATTTAAACTTTACAGCAGATAGAGATATTAATTTAACTGCGGGTCAAGATATTAATGCAGTTGCTAACAAAATTAGAACAAGTTCACATGATAGTACTAGTATGATTACAGGTACACAATTTAGTTTAAACAGTGGTAAAGACATTAATATTAATACTAACGAAGATTTAATTTTATATGCAAATCAGAACGGTATGATGGTTGCTGTAGAAAAACAAAATATTTCGTCAGGCGATCAACTGTCATTAGGTAGTACAACAGGTATTGGTATTGAAGGACACAACGAAGTTAAAATTACTACAGACGGTGACTACCACATGAAAGCGTTAGGAAGTAGTTATATAAACACTGGTGCAGAAATACATCAAACAAGCAAATTAAAAACAACAATTAAATCAGGCAACACACTAGATATTAAAAGTGTTGCTAATCTTAAAATTAGAACAGATAATCAACTTTCAACACATGCTGGAACAAACATGTTAATGTACTCAGATGGTAACGATATCGATATCCAACAAATTGTACCGTTAGTACCAGACGATCCAAGGGCGGCAGTTATACCTCCAGCACCTTTTATTGTAGATCCTACACCACCAGAAATTGCACTTAAAGCAAGTCGTGTTCCACAACACGAACCGTGGTTTGAGCATGAACATTATGATCCATTGAAATACACACCAGACTTAACTAGAGCAGGGGTTGATCCTCCAGAAACATATCCACCTAGTACTCCTGATACATTTAATAGAACACCAGGCGGTTATGTAATAGGTAGTGGTAGTCAGCCTAATGCATATAATACAAGCGGGGCTCCAGAAGGTAGTGCAAGATTTGATCCTATAGCGGCGGCGACTATTCAACCAGATCCTGAGCCAGTAAAAGTTAGCAAACAAGAAATATCAAGATTATTTGCAAAGGCATTATTTGCTGAAGGATTTACAGAAGAACAAGTTTATTCGGCTATTGCAACAGCAGAAACAGAATCCGGATTAAAATTAACAACTGAAAGAAGTTACAGCGGTACTAGCAATGAGCGCATACGTTCAATCTTTAGTAATGCAAGAACAGTTAGTGATGGAGAACTTACAGAAATTAAAAAAGATAAAGCAACGTTCTTTGAACTTGTTTATGGTTACACAAGTAAAATTGGACCAGGCATGGGTAACACAAGAGCAGGTGACGGAGGTAAGTACATCGGTCGCGGATTAATCCAGTTGACAGGTAAAGCAAACTATCAACGATATGGTAAAGCGGCAGGACTAATAAAAGAAGAATTAGTTGATGAAGCAATAAATCCATTCGGTGTAGAAATTGTAGATGATCCTACTATTTTAATTACTGATGTTGCTAAATCGGTTGCTGTTACAGCGGCATATTTAAAAGAACGTTATAAAGATTTTGGTAGAGGAACTCTTGGTAATTTTAGATATGCTATTGCAGGAACTGAAAGAGGATATGAATTAGGATATCCTAAAGACCAAGGTTATTTACAAGCAAAACTTTTAACAAACGGAAAGTATGATCCAGACTGGATTAGAGATCCGAACAAAAGAAATATTGTAGCAGGTATTGATCAAAATGATCCAAGGAATTCAGGAGTAGTATAATGGGACAGATAATTATTCCACTTACACCTACAGTTAATCCAGCAGAAATTGCAGACAATACAGATTGGAATGAAACAATAGAATCAAATAGATTTCCAGATGGACAATTTGATTTAGAAGGTGACTATCCAAGATCAGGTCCAGGACAACAAGCAGGTAATGGAGGATATGTAAATACATCTAATTTGCCTCCATTAGATCCAAATATTACACCTGGTCCACTACCAGAAGGTCCGGGCTGGGAAAAACTAGATGCAGTTTTAACAAACGTACTAACTCAGGATTGGAGAGAACGCGGTAAAGAAGGTAATCCAAGAATATTAGAATGTTATAAAGTATGTGGCAACAGTTATACAAGAGATAGTAGTTCTATGGCATATGCTTGGTGTGCGGCTTTTGTGAGTTGGTCATTATATACAGCAGGTATTCCTACGCTTCAAACAATGAGCAGTCAAGGTTGGTATAATTGGGGAAGTGAAGTTGACTGGAGAGATACAGCAAATATTAGGAAATGGGACGTTATAATTTTTAAATCAAAAAAACGTTCAGGAGGCCATATTGGTTTCGTACAAGAAATTACATCAAATGGAGTTATTAAAGTATTAGGCGGAAACCAAGGTAATAATGCTAAAGTTTCTAATTATAAATTTAACAGCAATAGTCAATATGTAAAAAGTATAAAAAGAAATTGGAGTTTACCGTCAAACGCAGATATTGCTATCGATGGTACAGCACCAGCAACAGCAGGAACGGATTCAACAACATAATGCCATTAATAGCAAGAGAAACAGATACAGTAGATACAGGTCACGGTTGTACAAGCACAACTACACTAGATGCACCAGGACAAACATTTGTAAAAGTCCAAGGGAAATACGTTGCTAGATTAGGTGATCCAACAGTATCACATACTCATAATCCACCTTTATGTCCTAGCCATGTAGAATATATAAACGGATCAAGTGCAGTAGTAAAAGTTTGTGGCATTTTAGTAGGTAGGGTCGACGATGGTTGTGATGCAGGTACAATAACCAGTGGCGCATCCTTTGTAAACGTAGGGACATAAATATCAATATGAGTACTTTAGAAAAAAATCTATATGATAGAATTGCAATTAAACCAACGCAAGAGCAAAAGCCTGTTGTAACAAGCAGGGCTTATAGAGGTTTATCTACAGTTAATCCTGAGAATACAAGTAGTACGTTATATGATCTTGCTTTAATTAAACAAGATTTACTTAATCATTTTCATATACGCCAAGGAGAAAAACTACATAATCCAGCATTTGGAACTATTATTTGGGACGCATTGTTTGAACCATTCACTGATGATTTGAAAGAAGCAATAGCCGCAAATGTTACAACTATTTGTAACTATGATCCACGTGTACAAGCAGAAAATATTAGAGTAACAAGTTATGAAAGTGGCATTCAAATTGAAATGGAACTTACATACTTGCCGTATAATATCTCAGAAAAACTTAGATTGGACTTTGATGAAGATGCGGGTCTTACAGCATAAATTATATACGCACTTTTCTTAAACAAATAAATACATATGAACAAATAAGGAATGTGATATGTCATCCACAGACAGACAAAATAGACTGCTAGTTGCAGAAGATTGGAAGCGTATATACCAATCTTATCGTAATGCTGATTTCCAAAGTTACGATTTTGATAATTTACGTAGAACTATGATCAACTACCTAAGGACTAATTATCCTGAGGATTTTAATGATTATATTGAATCTAGTGAATACCTAGCACTAATAGATCTTATTGCATTTTTAGGTCAAAATATTTCATTCCGTATAGACCTTAATGCACGTGAAAACTTTCTTGAATTAGCAGAACGTAGAGAAAGCGTATTACGTTTAGCACGTTTGCTTTCTTATAATCCAAAGCGTAATCAAGCCGCTGAGGGATTACTAAAAATTACATCAGTATCTACATCACAAGATGTTGTTGATTCTAACAGTTTTAATTTATCAGGACAACAAATTACTTGGAACGATCCTAGCAACTCTAATTGGTATGAACAATTTATTAAAGTAATGAATGCCGCTTTACCGGCAAACGGAGTTTTTGGTAAGCCTACTAAAAAAGCAACAGTAAATGGTATACCACATGAACAATATAGATTTAATGGTATCAATACTGATATTCCTAAATATTCATTTTCAAAAACTATTGAAGGACAAAGTTTACCGTTTGAAGTTGTAAGTACTGACATTGTTGAGAATGCACTTGAAGAAGAAATTCCACTAGTTGGTAACAGTTTTGCATGCCTATATAAAAACGATGGACAAGGTCCTGCAAGTACAAACACAGGATTTTTTGCAACATTTAAACAAGGTTCTTTAGATGATGGTCAATTTAGTGTTAACAATCCTAGTTCAAATCAAAAAGTTGATATTGATGCAACTGATATTAACGATAAAGATGTTTGGTTATTTAAATTAGATGAACAAGGACGTGAAAATGAATTTTGGACAAAAGTAAATTCAGTTGAAGGCAACAATGTAATTTACAATAGTGTTAATAAAAGTATTAGAAACTTATATTCTGTTTTAACAAGAGTACAAGATAGAATTAGTTTAATTTTTAGTGACGGTGTATTTGGAAATTTACCACAAGGCAGATTTAAAGTAGTATATCGTACAAGTGCAAATAAACGTTATACAATTAAACCAAGTGAAATGACAGGTATACAAATTGCTATTCCTTATCTAAGTGAATTTGGTGTACCTGAAACACTTAATTTAACACTACAATTAAAATATACAATTTCAAACAGTAGTTTAAGTGAAAGTAACGAAAGTATAAAAGCAAATGCTCCATCAACATTCTATACACAAAATAGAATGGTAACTGCTGAAGATTATAATGTTGCTCCATTAGGAGTAAGTCAAGAAATTGTAAAAGTAAAAACTGTTAATAGAAATGCAAGCGGCATTAGTAGATACTTTGATTTAATTGATTCAACAGGAAAATATTCAAGTACAAATTTATTTGGCAATGACGGTATAATTTATAAAGAAACAAAAAATTTAAAAACAAGTTTTAATTTTGTAACTACAACTGATATTGAACAAGCAATTACAAATACAGTAGAACCTATTATACGTGATAAAAAAGTATATAATTACTATCTAGAAAACTTTACTAAAATTCTTGCATCAGATTTAGGGGTTGAATGGACAAGTTCTACACAAGATACTAATAGAAGTACAGGATTAATAAGTAAAACCCAACCTGAAACTGCTGGTGCTGGTGTAGGAGTAACATTTAAAGTTGGTACATTTACAGCAAACAATTTAAGATTTGTTGAAGCAGGCACACTTTTAAAATTTGTTGCACCAACAGGTTTTCATTTTATGAAAAATAATGAACACGGATTAATGGCAGGTTCTTCAGATCATCCTAATGCAATTGATTATATTTGGACCAAAGTTATTAGTGTTAGCGGTGACGGTACAGTAGTAGGTTCAACAGGACTAGGACCAATTGTACTAAATGATAATGTTCCTACTGGAGCAGTACTACAAGAAATAAGACCAAAATTAGCAAATATAATTACAGATGCTGTAAAAACACAAGTAGTTGATCAAGCGTTTGCAACAAATACTTTCGGTTTACGTTATGATGTTGAAACACGCCAATGGAGAATCATTACTGAAGCAAACATTGATAGTGTAAGTAATTTTAGTACAGGTAAAACTGGAGACTCAAGTAATCAAAACTTAGATGCAAGTTGGATTATGTATTT